AGTTTGTTAACAACATTAGTCTGCTGGAGTGTGGCGTTGCGAAGATACCTTGCTTCACTTAAGTTGTCGCTTTGAACATTCTTAAGGTCTCCCGTGTTAATAGAAAGACGAGTGATTGGGTCAACTAGATTACGTAGCGAATCAGTATTGTCCTGCTGTGAATTTCTAGCTAGGTTGGCGGCTTGCTGTGCAGCAAGGTCTCTAATAGGGTCTCTTGCCATGATTATTGTGCGGTGTCAGGATTCAGTAAGGATATTGAATAAATATCATTTAGGCCGGTAACTTTAAAAGTTTTAAAACTGCCCGAAGACAATACCCCTACTAAGCCTGCTCTGTTTTCTCTTCCCATAAGTCTTCTGGACATAGTAGATTCTTTTAGTTCTTCAGACGCATCGGACGTGTCTCTACCCAAGTTCTTAACGTAGCGATAATCAATTACTTGATCGTTGGTGCTCGATCTGGTCTTGAGAGCCAGATACCTGGATAAAATTCTATTCTTATACAAGTTATTTATAACGAATTGTAGCAACTGGTCACTTAATGAATCTAATGTAAGAACCTGTAAAATGGTGTTGTAAGTGGTTCGAGCAAATCTGTATCCTCGGGATCCTGAGCTTCTAGTTGAAACAACAAGACCTTGGTACACTCTATTTATAGAGTCTGTCACATACCTAAACTGAATTAAGTCTCCAGGCTTAAGTCCCAAATAAGAAGTTTCTGGTGCTCTGATTAACCTCTCCTTGAGATCCAGGTCTTCTAACTTTTCTCTAAAATCTTCGTCAAGACCTCTGTATTGTAATGCCATTGTAATATCTTCTACTATTTCTAATATTTATATACAGAGTCTGGGGGTGGGTCTCTATCATCTATAAATAATTAATATGGTAAACTTAGAACAGGACTTGATTGAAACAATAGATTTATTAAATTTTACTTTCTCTAGTGATTTTGTAGATAAATGGTCATATAAATATGGTAAAAGATTACCTAGTTTATTTCAAATAAGACTTTTAAAGTCTTTAGATAGTAGAAAACCTTTAAAAATAGAAACTGTAAATAAATTTCTTACAGTTGATTCAGGTTTCAATAATGAAGTTGTATTTAGTTTCTTAAATGATATTGACATTAAGATCTACAGACCCATAATATCAGGTAACCTTAAAGAAAAAGAACTACAATGAACCTTAAAGACTATAAGCAATCGATCCTAAGACAACTCAATGAGTCTGATCAGTATGCCGAAGGTGACGATGGGGCAGGAGGTATGCTTGTAATGGGGCTATTTTACTTTGTCTGTTTTACTGTTTACAACTGCCTTACTCGTTGATTTCTTCAGTTCTTTCTGCTCATCGATACGCTTGCAAACAACCTCCTCTGAGTGAAACTTAGGACAAGCCTCCTTATACTCACACCAATTACAGAAGATGTTTTCCTGCGCCCAGAACTCATCTTTCTTCTTCTTTCTAATCCTCCAGACTTTTTCAATCTGCTGTTTCTTCCATCGTTCGATTTGGAATCTAGTAAACTTAACAGCAACAAAATTGCCAGTGACCGGGTAGTAGTGAGCGCAATAAATACTCTCATAAGGAACACCATGAAGCATATGCATGGCCCATGCGTATCCTTTCAACTGGTTGTCATCCATAAGAGTCTTCTTCCTTTTCTCCTTTTTTGATGTCTTGTAGTCGATAACTAGGTAACCTCCTTCTCGACCCTTAACAACTCGGTCAATAATACCTACGAAACTAATGTCATTCTTCTCGTCAAGAGGTATGCTTACCGACTGCTCAGTTGAGACAGTTTCTCCCATCTTTTGATTCCAGATCAGGAAGTTCTCCAAGCAAGTCTTCATTCTTTCATTCTCATGGAATGGAACTTTGTAGGTCGCTCGCTCCTGTTCCGCAAGCTTAAGAAGAGACTTTAAGTCATTCTCCTTGTATCCAAGTTCGAATACTTTATGAATAAAGGAACCGAAATTCAAAGCATCTTCATTCTTGGCACCGAATCCCGGTAACCTGTCTACATATCTCAGCTTGTATTTCCATAGGCATTGGTCTATGATGTCACTGCGAGAGGCACTAATATTATTTATAAACATGGCGGATAGTTCTTACATTAGAAAGTATTGCTTGGGTAAGTTCCAGTCTAATTATAGACTTACCAGTGATGATGCGGAACTAGTAGTTCCATCATTATTCCTAGAGAATGACTATAAGAGGCACATGTCTATTAACCTGGAAACAGGCTTGTGGAGGTGCTTCAAAAGTGGCGAGACTGGGAACTTCGTGAAGCTTTATGCGACACTTGAGAAGTGCTCTTTCCAAGAAGCTTATGAGAAGTTCGTGTTTGAGGATTTTCTAGCACAAGGTAGCTTCACCAGGGGACGTAACGTCGAGCCGGTAAATCCTCATAAAATTAAGTCTAGTTTAGATGAGGCTGATAACTTTGAGGAGATCGATACGCACCCGCTGATTGAAAGCCGTATGCTAAAAGGTTTCAGGTTCATGATTGCCCGAGATGGTAAGTATAAGGGTCGCTTAATCATTCCATTTATTAACAGTAGAAATAAGCTGTTTTACTTTCAGGGAAGGTCTCTTAAAGGCGAGTTACCCAAGTATCTCAACTGTAGGGATCTTAAGAGTTCTCAGGTTCTATACCCCTTTGAGTATGACTCTCACAAGCCCCTATACGTCACTGAGGGGGCCTTTGACTGCTTAAGCCTACAGGCAGTAGGGTTGAATGCAACAACGACTCTAAGCTGCTTTACGAGCCGTGAACAGATGCTACAGCTTGCTCAGTATCAAGGACCTCTAGTATGCGCGTTTGATAGTGACGGCGCAGGAATGGAAGGTCGCTCTAAGTTCTTGAAGCTTGCACAGTGGGCACGTCGTGATGACATTCAAACTGTAATACCCCCTCAAGGGTTTAAGGACTGGAATGAAATCCTAGTCAAAGAAGGTCCTGATAGTCTTTTAAGTGCGGCAAACTCGACTATTGAAATGACCGCATTAACCCTAGATTGGCTATCGTATAATAAAGGCCATCTCGTTTGATACAACTACTTGATTCAATGCAGAGAATTTAAGCCTAGCCACATACGTGCCGGTCATAGAACCTAGAGTCCCATCCAGTAACCTAGGATGCGTTTTTAAGGCTTCAGTATCAAAGCTGAACACGACAGTGTCCTCAGACGTAGTATCCATAACCGCAGAAGTCGCCGTGTATCCTGATACTTCAACTCTAGCAGGTAGGTTCCTGTCTTGGTTCTTCTTATAGATTTCAAGCATTGGATCAGTCACCAGGGACTGCTTAAAGAGGTTAGTAATGCTTCTGTCAATATTAGCGTTCTCAAGAGTAAACTCATTTGTGAATTTCAGGTCTACCTTAGACCCTAATACTAAAAAGTTATTCTCAAGCCTTGTGGAGCAACGGAAGAGAAGAGGTTCTGTTACACCAAAGAACCTATCTTCTGTTAAGGTGAACTCGTTAATAATTGTATCTAGTTGAGATCCAGCTACCCTGTTAACAGTCCAAACATCAAGGTAATCTCCCGTAGAAGAAACTCCATTAAGTATCCTGACTGAGTTTGGACCGCTTGAAAGATTAAATTCACCACTAGGTTGAACTGAAGGCTGGTTTAGGACTACTGCATATTTACCAGGGTCAAGTCTATAGATGCCGGAAGCATTAGCCTCCCCAGGGTCGTAATTAGTAGGATCAAAGTCCGTGGAAGTGGTTTGTGAGTTTGTATTGGTGAAGTTCATAAGAACTTGACCAGTTGCAGCATAGTCAATTTGCCCGTCAGAGCCTATGACAGAGCTTGGAAATTGGTTATTTGAAGATTTGAATATGGAAACGCCACTAATTTCATAGGGGTCGGTATATTGACCATCATTTATAAAGTAAAGTAAAAGAGCAGTCGGTCCTAGAACAGTAGGTCTCTCATGCCTAGTTACGACTTGGTATCCGTTAATTTTCATATCGATTCTCCATCCTCTTCATCTCTTCTGAATAAAACTTTAAGAAAGACATCCGTTCTTTTTTAGTCATAGTCTTAACATCAGAATAAGAAAATCCAATTTTGCTTACTAATATGTAGGCTTGTTGGAGCAGATCCTCAGAGGTTAAAGTTTCTGTTAGCTCACTGAAAAAAAACCGGCATCTATCGGTACTGCAAGCGTTTCTTTATGCCCACATTTCCCGCACTTAAATACGAACCTAGGGTCAATGCCATATTTCGTTACCGTAATCTCCCTAAACAAGGTCTTAGCGTCTGCAATTTCCATCCTATCAATAGCCTTAGATATAAATACAGGATCGGTATTGCCATTAAGGGACACTACAAACCTGTATAGGTTCTTGTAGATGGTTTCGGTATCCATTAAGTAGGGTTCTTCTCGATTTCTAGGAAGCCTAATTACAGTCTCTACACCTAGTTTAGGTAAAATTATCGTTCTCGGATCTTCGAAAGACTCTGGGATTTGGGTTAGGTTTAGTTGCTTGGATAGCTCAATCTTGGATTTAGATTCATAACTACAGTGATTGCAGACTACTCCGAACTCGTAATCGTCACCGTAGGAGACCTCTCGTAGCTTCATCAATAAGTAATTCTTATCCATTAAGAGGATTTCATTAACATTAATGCCTTCAACCGTCTTCTCAAGAAGTTCAGTAACAATATCCTTCTCTATGTCCTTACCCGTAAGAATCAATTGCTCATCTAAAAACTTTAATGGGGAAATTTTAATACCATTAAAGTCACTGTAGAACTTACCCTTTGAGGGTAATTTTGTAACAGTCATGGAAGTGTCTTTTACTTTGCCAAAAAGATCATCTAATGCACTGTCCCGTTGACTGGTCACGTCTGCCGTAATTTTTCTAACTTCACTCATAAGATACTCATAGTTTTCTAATAAACTATTATAGTATATGAAGTTGATCGTGGATAACTTAACGACAAAGCTAGAAACAGATAATCCTGAGATTATTGCGACATTACGAGACAAATATTCATTTTCTGTTCCTGGGTATCAGTATTCACCAGCCTACAGGAGTAGAAGATGGGATGGGAAGAAACGTTACTTCAACTCCAGTGGTAAGTTTCGCACCGGACTACTTCCTCGTATACTGAAGGATCTTGAAAAGATTGGAGCTAAAAATATCGAATGGGAAAATAAACCAGAGCAGGAGGAGCCTTATATCCCTCCAGTATCGGAATTTGAATACCGAGAATATCAAGAGAAAGCTATCTACGAATGTCTTAAAAAGAAAAGGGCAATTATCGACAGCCCTACTGGATCTGGTAAAACTCTGATTATGGCAGGATGTATCGCTGCCCTACAGCATGGTAAAGACCTTACCGCAGTTGTTCTTTTTAGAGAAAAAGGCATCCTAAAGCAGACATACGAATTCTTTAAAAAGTGTGGTATTAGAGATTTAGGATGTAACTCAGGTGAAGGTTACATTCATGGTAAAGTAATGCTTTCTACAGTACAAAGTGTAGAACGTATAGTAGACACCCACCTACAACAAGCCGAATTGCTTATGGTAGATGAGGCTCATCAATTCTGTAAGGGAGAGACTACCGTCGCTGCCATAGAGAGCTTCCCTAATGCTCTCTACAGGCTCGCATTTACAGCAACACCCCCAAGGGAGATATCAAAGGATATCAACGGTAGAATGGTCTTAGAGGGCGCATTTGGACCTGTCTACACAACTAGAACGGCTGAGGATTTAATTAAGGATGGATCTCTCGCTAAACCCATTATCCAGATAGTCGATAACGCCCCTGTTTCCGCAGTTTCAGAAGACCTGACATACCTCGATGTCTACGACCAGTATATAGTAAACTGTAATAAGCGTAACGATATCATTAAAAATATAGTGTTAAAGGTGTATCATTCCAACCCGAATGCAAAAATCCTTATACTTGTAAAGAACTTGCAACATGTTGAAAACTTACAACTCAGAATTGAAAATTGTTACACAATTGAAGGTAAGGATGATATCGATGATAGATACAATATTATTAACAAGTTTGTAAAGGATAAGAAAGCTGCTACCATTGTAGGCACTAACGTTATGCAAACCGGTATAAGTATCGATGAGATTACTCATATGATTAATGCTAGAGGATTGTCTGGTGAAGTTCCTACGTTGCAAGGATTAGGTAGAGGTATTCGTAAAGCGGAAGGTAAGGATGAGATGTACTTCTATGATTTCTATGATCGAATACCCTACCTAGAGGGCCATTCAAATCAAAGAATTCACCACTATAAGAGATTAAAATTCGAGGTAAACAATGTCAAATTCTGAAATAATTACTAAACAAGCACAGGTTGATACAATCAACAAAATTACCAAAGATCAATTGAATTCAATTGATGCATGTGTAGATCTACTAAAAGATCTGAAGTCTAACGGTAAAATTAATGAACAGACCGTTAGAAACATAACGAATGTAATGAGAGAGTTAGATTCTCTCCGTGAGCTTTTCTACACCCGCCTATTCAACTCCCTTAAAAGAGGTGATATGCTTTTAGGTTAAGGGGCAATACTACGCATACTTAATCCAACTCGGTTACTATTGCGCTGCAATCTAGCCAGCTTGTTCTACCCGAGTCATCAATAAACTCTTCCGAGAAGGTCATATTTAAGCGAGCTTCAGTCTTATCTTCTCTTGTAAAGATGGCGTGCCTAGATGCATCCCACATTACATAAATTTCTGCTTCTGTTAAAGCAGTAGCAAAGTCTGGGTATGTTTGAGTAGACCCTACTGGGTACAGGTGTACGTGTACGGTCATGGGTGATTATGCAATCCTAGTAATAGATACTGTGGTTCCCTTTAGGAAGTTAGTATTACCAGTAGTCGATGTAGCATCGATGGTAATGTCCCAAGAACTTCTAATTAACCCCACCCACTCAAAGGAAGCGGGTCTTGATTGATGCGCTATATACGATCCTGCGGTAATAAACAAGTCCTCTGCCCCTCCTACTGCGGTGCCATTAACCTTGATATTGATATTTGTGTCTGTATTTGATCCAGAGTTGTACATTATAGCATTTAGGTTAATTTTGTAAATGCCTTGAGAGTCTCCAACATTCCACTTGGCCGTTCCCCCATCTCCCGTAGCAATAGTATAGCTCATAAGGGTATCGTCACCCGCCGCTGCGCCATCAGGGATACTTTTAACTATTTCAATATCTGATGCAGTAGTAATTCCGTTTCCAAGAGTGGTTAGGTTTCCTGCCGAGGATTGAGTTCCCGAAGTCTTAAATCTAGTCCAAATAAATTGCCCATGGACGTGAGGGATTCTTTGCACAGCTAACGATGTCGCTATTGATCCATCATCATCAACCGTATTGGCAGTTGGGATGCTTCCGACCGTCAAGTTAGAAACATTTGCCGTTGAAACCGTCAAGTTCAACGCAGAGGCAGTCGTTGCATTTAAATTCACAGCAGATACGCTGGCAGATGAGACACTAGTGGTTGCATTAAGGACGGTTCCATTTAAAGCCCCTGTCATAGTGCCGCCTGCTTTAGGTAAAGCTGCAACGGCCACGTCTACTACGGCTGTTAACACGCCGTCTCTGCTTGCAATGTCTACACCATCAACTGTCCCAGTTACGGCAATATTCCCAGGTACGTGTAGGTTTGTAGCTGTAAGATTTAATGCTGAGGCATTTGTTGCATTTAAGTTTACCGCAGATACACTAGCAGAGGAGACACTGGTTGTGGCCGCTACAGTTGGTGCGTTTACTGCTGTTAAAACAATAGTGGACGCACCTAAATTAGTTACGTGTAAATTTAATGCTGAGGCAGTTGTCGCATTTAAAGCAACTCCTGATATACTGAGAGAGGATACGGAACCTGCTCTTAAAGCGTTATCGACAACCAATGCCGCCATCGGGCGAGTACCGTCTGAAAGAACATACTGAGTATGATCATCGTCGCCCAGACCAGCTAATATACCATGATCACATGCAGACAAGTCATTACAAGAGAAGGGTGTTCCCCCTCCTCCAAGTATGAGGGTAGAGGGAGCGTATATGCCACTAGAGAAAACTAAAACTTGTCCCTGAGCGGGGGCAACATTAGCAACATCATCGAGGTCTACTGAGCTAAAGAGTACTTCAATTAACTTATTTGCGTTATTGTTAGTATCGTAACCAATTGTTAATGGATTCCTAGTTGCCATTAGCTAACCTCTTTAACTCTTGTATTGCTCAGGATCTACAGTTTCATCCTCTTCGTCATCATCCTCTTCTTCGTCATCCTCTTCTTCGTCAAAGTCCTCATCATCATCATCTTTTAGGATACCTGACAAGAGGTCTTCAAGCTTACTTAAGGCTCCCATGATTTCATTCTCTTCTTCAGGCTCCTCTTCCTCAGATTCAATATCTCCTTCTGGGGGCATATCATCCTCATCCTCCTCAGGCTCTTCTTCGCCGGGTACAGGCATACCTTCTTCTTCTTCTTCAGGAGCGGCTGGGGCCTCAGGAACGGCTGGATTTTCTTCAGGGGTCATCTCCTTGGCCGCATCATCCTTCACTGCTTTGGCCGCGTCATTAGCGTCCATCGCTGGTGGGGCTTCAGAACCACTATCCATGGGATCTTCAGATCCTAGCTCAGGCTCTGACTCCATATCTTGAGTTTGAGAATCAACACTTTGGTCGGCTAAATCAGCTAGCTTAGGCGAAAGCATTTTTAAAACTTGACCAATCTTTCCGAGATCTTCTGCTACCCTAGAGAAATCCATGTAATCCATGAGGCTAGCTTCATTTAAAGATTCTAAACAATCAGCTTCATAAAAAACTTCATTTAGGAAGTCGGCCAAATCAATGGTCTCCGCACCATCCTTAGTAGGAAGAATGTTGGCAAGCTCAAGTAAGCTTCTTCTTAAAAGAGAGTTTTTAGGAGTTTCAGCAGCTAACTGCTTGAGAATCTCAGACTCGGTTATTGCTAAACTTCTAAAAGTAGGTACATCAGTTAGCTTTTTAACGTCGATCCCATATTTCTCGTTCAACGTATCAAGCACGAACGATTTAACACCCTTCTTCATACGATAAACGTCACTAGCAAATTGGTTAAGATCGCGAGCTTTAACCGAATTCTCATTCAAAGATAACGAGTTCTTAAGAATTTCAGTAATTTGTTTCTTGGTAGCGAGAGCAAAATAAGGCACTTCAGTTATTGTCTGCGCCACCTGATGGCGAACAGTTTCCTCATCTCTTTCAAATACCATAGAAGCAAGTTCTTGCACTTGCTGGTTGTCTATCCAGATGCTTTCGAAGAGTTCTTTTGCCTCTAGTAGTTCTTTTTGAACTAGTTCTTTTCTGCATAGGTGTTCATAAAGATCGACTCTCCCCTTGACGGAAACTTTGAATTGTTTGTCTTCTTTAATTTGACTAACTTCCATCTTTGGAAGATCAAAAGACGTAGCTACCAGAGTAGCTAACTTCATACCATTTCTAATTTTAGGAGTTTGGGAGACATCCTTATTCTCCCTAAGGAATTCAATAAGTTGATCTTTTAACTCAGATAACCTACTAAACTCTTTAGAAGATGTAATTGAGGTTTGCTCTCCAAATCTATTAATCTTCTCTTGAAGTCTTTTATTTATTCTTTCGTAAGACATCTTAGCCTCGTAAAGAGAGAGGATCTTATCAAAGGAACCCTCAGCATGAGGATAATCATCTTCTAAAAGGTTAGAAAGAAGACCAGAGATCTTGCTGTTTACAGAAGACTCATAAATCTTTCTATCTTCTAACACATTAGCGTTTTCAACTTGAATCTTAGAAAGTTTTAGAGAAGGTGAGAAGGAATACTTACCACTAATAACGCTACCGTTTTCAGTTAAGTAGGTAACCACACCGTCTTCAACGCCAAACATTTCGACGTTTTCTCTTAGAGTTCTAGCTAAGTAATCACCAATTTTAATTAGATTACTAAATTCTTTACCTCGATTTTCAATAAGATTCGTTAACATGATATAAAAACTTTATCAAAATTATTTAGACTGTTGTTCCTTGTCTGGTTTGTTAAAATGCTCGCTACTCTCGAAGGATTCCAAAAGAACCAACAATTCATCATCACAACCTGATTCAATAGCCAAAGACTTCATGGCTTCAA